CAACGGCGTCGATGAACGCACGCATCCTCTCGCCGATCCACCGAGTAGCCGCCAGAGGTGCAAGCTGTGCCAGTTCAGCCGTGTCGTCGTGGATGTGACCACTGAGGAAGTCACCGCCGAGCCAGACAACGACACGGTCAATCTTTGCAAGTTGCCGTTCATGCTCGAGGAGCCGGAAGAACCGCTCGTGGAGTTCGTCTAGGCGAAGTTGACATACGTCAAGGCTGTAGTCGTTCAGACCGTTCACGGTCTCTGGATCGACACGCTCTTCGCAGTGGATGTCGGAGAGCAGCACGACCATCGTGGCAGCGTGCTTCGGCCCTTTGACAGACTTGGTCAATGTCGTCTTCGCCGCCTCAATGCCGTGCAACTGCACCAGGGCGTCGCCACGCTCACGCTCACGGTCGATCTGGGCCAAAGCAGCCTTGTACCTATTTCGGTACGTTGCCAACTCTGACCGCAGCCGTGCGAGTTCAGCGTCGGCAGCGAGTTGCTGCGAGTGGCTGACTTCGGCGGCGACATCGTCTCTCAAGCTTTTTCTAGCCATGCAATTACTCCCTGCATGCCGACGTCAGAGATGCCACGGACACGCATGTTCTCGGCGAGCGCCCTCGCCACGGTCTTCTTCCGTGTGCCTAGTTCGCCAGCCGCCCACTCTGCTTTGATGGCGTCCAGTTCCTCGCGGTGCTCGGGTGCGAGCCGCTCGTACCACGTTGCAGGCCCGATGCGGGCGTCACTTACTGCCTTTCGCACGTCGTCGAGCAGGCTTTGGCTTTTCGTCTTCACGCTGTGCCTCCTTCCCTTGGAGATGAATCCAGCCGTCATCGTCTGGGATGCCGCCGCCAACGCACTCCTCTTCCTCCTCGCTGTCAAACGGCGAGGCGTCCACAGGTGGCTGCTGGCTGGGCTTCGGCTGTGATCGCTGGCGTCCCATGCCTTGAGGATGGCAGGACTGTCAAGCAGATGGCTTGCCGTCAGCCTTGCCCCACTTCCCCGCCGGGCACTCCTGATCCGCCCACGACAATTTGCTGACGTACCCAGCCGCCCTCGCCACGGGGCACCCGCAGAGATTGCAGGCGTCGTTGACGAGGTGCTCGCACGTCAGGCAGATGTCGTGCCTGCGGATGATCTCGGCGTCGGAAGCTATCGGCATGCCGGCGGCGACGTGCCAGACGGCGGCGCTGGCAAAGTTGCGCACTTTGGCAAGGAACGACGGGGCGTCGTGGCGGGTGAGGTCTGGAGCAGGCTGCATGAAATCCACCCTGCAAACCCGTACCGCGTTGGGGTAGCGTGATTGAAACCCGCAGGACGGACACTTGTGACTATCGTTGCTGAAGTCGCAATAGCTATACATGAAACGTAATCGTTGGCTTTGTCGGTTGAATGTAATTGCCCGCAGCATCCCTTGGGCAGTCTCGCGTGTTTAATCCATTCCTTGAGACCTGATACCCGCCAAAAAGCTGTGGAGGCGACACGACTGACCACTGCTCAGAGCAGTACGTTGCCTGGCCGTCGAGGAGGTCTGGCCCGACAGAAGTGCTGGGCGACCACCAGCAACTTATGTCGTTGATCACTTGCCTACGAAATGGCAGCACAATGCTTGACATGTAAGGAGTTATCAAAATCCAACCGTCAGCGGTGTTTTGCTGCGTCAGTGCGGTGTCAGAGCCTATTGGCTTGTCTGTGCATCCGTCGCTTCCGTAAAAAAACGTGTAATAGGCTGTGCAGCATGAACCAAGTCGCCCCCTAAAAAAACTGCCTTCACTGTTCCATGTGTTCCAGTTAAACCCGGCGGATGTGTAGCAGTCGATGACGCTGGTGCTCGCGTTCCCCATTCTGTCCAAGACATACGTTCCATCCCACGGAGAACCTCCTGTCAAAGTCGCGTAGATATGAGACGGTGCGATAACGGATGGCGAGCCTTCGCATTTGCACTCGCACAAGCCTGAAGTGCACGTTGTCCCCACGCCCTTGAACACCTGCCCCGCCCCTTGGCATTGGCACTGCGGCTTGACCGTGCAAGTCGTGCCCTCGCAGCACGCGCCCTCTTTGCAGGCTTGGTTGCACTCGGCCTCGGTGCGGTAGGACGTGCGGCCTGTGGTCGTGACGCTAGGCGGGAGGTTACTAGGTTGGTAGCAGGGCATTGTTATCTTGTAAGCGTGATGCTGTTAATGGTCGCAGCTCGGCTTCCCGTTTCTAAAAACTCGCTAGGCCGGTCACTTGGTTGAAATTCATACAACGGCCACCTGCGAGTTGCGGGAGTAAATGCTTCTCCCGTAATTGCATCGCAGGTCTTGTAAATATCAACGCCACCGAATGACCACGGTATAGTCTCCTGCTTTGTTAATAGCCCGCCGTTTAGAAACTCCGTCAAATCAGAGCAGTAAAGATCGGACAGCGCTCTGTATCTTTTGTTCTCTGGCACTCCGTATGATGCCAAATAGTGAACTGCAGTGAAACTTACCTCCCAGTTAAGAGACTGCCGAGATGCTTCTACATATATGAGGCCGTCGCACTTAGCGACGCCGAATGGTTTAATTTCTTTCTCAAACCTGACGGTTGACGAACCTGGCGCAGATGTTCGCGTTAGAGTGTGCGTACCGTTATAAGCGGCCAGTCGCACGCCAGCGCTTTGATAAAGCGCTCCATCGGTTCCGCCTGAAATATTAATAAAGCGCGTATAATAATCGGACGCAGTGATGGAAATTCGTGCTGTCGTTAGCTCATCAAGCGAACAGGTGTTGTCGGCGCAGCAATACCACCCACCGCAGCACGGCGAACACTCTCCACCCAGCATCGCCATAGATCAGCACTCCGCCGCGATAAGGATCCATTCAGTGCCAACATAGGCAATGGCGCAAGCCTTACTGCCGGTGCCACCTACTGCGGCGAAGTAGTTCTTGACGTCCGAGTATGTCTTGCCGCTCGTCACGGCATCGGCGACGGTCTTCGTTGATCCCTTGGCCCACGGTGCCGAGAACGTGCCACGGACGATGCCGCCAGCAGCACCGCCACCAGCGAGCCGCACAAGCGCCCACTTGCCACTTCCCGTGCCGCTGTCCTTCCAGAGAACAAGCCCCTCGCCAGTAGTGCCGGTTTTCAGTTCTGCCGCCGACGCCTTGCACGCAACGAACTTGTCGTCAGCACTCGTCACCTCGACTTTGCACTGCACAACGCCACCCACAGCCACCCTGCCGATCTTCCCTGACTCAATCGGCTCGACTGCCACGCACCATGCCGTCGTCGTCGCAGACGGCGTGCCGCCCGTCAGCACCGGCATTTCCTCGAAGGACGCTGTAGCACCTCCAGACGACGACGTAGGCGTGATTGCCACGCCAGTGATCGCCAGCACGCCCCAGCGTGCGACGGTCACGCTAGGACGGCAGTAAGCCCATGTGTACGGCTTCAGCAATGGCGAGCCGGTGACGCCTGCCGTGCCGGGATTGGCACCAAGCACTTGGTCGGCAGCGTCCTGCGCACGATTCCACGCCCGTGCCGAGATGGCACCGCGTAGCGGCTGGCCCGGCTCTATTCGTCCGTCTGGGCGTGCCATTAGACCGCCCCCGTGCCTATGCCGAGGACGGAGAAGTCGGCCTCACGGTAGACCCTATCGACGTATACGTGCTTCGGCTTCTTCAATAGCGTGTTTGAATCAACGGAGTCCTCGTATCGCACCCACAAATACTCGTGGCCTTTTTTCGTGATGCCGCTGATCGAGCCGATGGTGATCGCCGGGACTGAACCGCCGCTACCAGCGTTAGGCGACGCCGAGAAGCGATATGACAACGACCACGGGCCTTTCCCTTTTTCGTCGTCCCATTCCTGCGAGCCGCTGCACCCGAGAAACAGCACCTCGCCGGCGGCGAAGCCGCGAAAGCTGCCACTATTCGTGGTGCCAGTAACGCCAGCCAGACCGCGAACATAAGTGGCAGTGACATACGCATTAGGTACGTCGTACTGCTCCTGCCATTGCAGTTGCGGAACGACGATGTCAACGCCGTTAACGCCGTTGGAATCAACGGCGATGGCGTTGTATTGGAACGGAGCACCGCCGGGAAACGGAGTCTCGTAGTGGGCCTGCGTGATGTGCTGCGTCCCG